GAGCTCAACAAGCTCACAGCAAAGCCATCCGTCACAGAGGGAAAACTAGACTCCTACATTTCCAAGTACAGCCCAGTTGTTAACAACTTCATCGAGATCGAGTCTAAACAAAAGTTAACCTTCAACATGGATCTGGGTCACAAGGAAGACGTGCTGGTCCATGAGCAATGCTGGGAGGGTGAGTTCCTGTCTATCTATTGCCTGGACGGTCTAGTCTTTAAGCCACACATCCAGGAGTACATCAAGGCTAAGATTGCCAAGCTGGGTGAGTACGTCTCTGTTCACGTGCGTAACACAGACTACAAGATGGATTACAAATACCAGTTCATGAAGATGAAAGAGGACGTGGCTGGTAAGACACTCCTCGTCTGCAGCGATGACTACCAGGTCTTTAAGTATGCAAGAGAGTTCTTTGACAAGACCAAGGTGGTCAGACTCAGCACGTTTAAAGACAATGGTGGTGAGCCACTACATCACAAACATCACAGCAACCAGGAACAAGTGAATCTGGAGATGTTCACAGATCTTCTGGCTATGGCTCAGTCCCAGAAGTTGTACATCTCTAATGTGAACAATATTCAGAAGTACTCAGGGTTTACACTACTAGCCTATACGCTGCAGCAAAATCCTGAGATCGTTCACAAGCTGCTTAACGGGTCTGCTGGGTAGGAGACTTATACCCTGTGATGGATCTGATCTGATCTAAGTATTGCAGCTGTTGCGGGGTGTACCAGTCCTTAGAGTCCTTCCATTGGTCAAACGTATATCCTCGCATATAAGCTGGTATACCGCTTAACTCTGCCCATTTCTCATAAGGTCTGGTTTCTTTTGGACCAGGTATAACAACCTTGTTACCTTTCTCGTCCATGTAATAGCCTTGCGAATAATCTTTGTATTGCTTGGCTAGTCTACTTTTTTGCTCTGGTGTCATGGACTCTACAAATTGCTTATACAGAGGCGCAATCTGTGGATCTTTGGTCACACCATAATGAGACACCCAATCAGCCAGTATGTCAGATGGCTTTGTTTTGGCATTCATAATCTCGACTGCTGAAGTTTTGCCTTTTGCCCAAGACGGTAGATCACCACCCTGGTAGAACTCCAGCATATACGGAGGCTTTGCCACAGGAGCGTACTTGAATGCTAGATCCTGTTTTGCCATGATAGGGTAGGCTTTCTGTGTTTCTTGCCACAGCTGCGCCCCTCGGTCCTTTGCAACCGCATCCAGTATCGCTGTGTCTACTTTAGGTGCAGCGGGTGTATCAGGAACTGGTGGAGTTGTATCAGCCAATTTGCGCCCCATCTTTTAGCTGGGCAATCGTCAGACCGCCCGTGTATTGGAAGTGTGCCAACTCTTTAAAGTGCACCCACTTACCCGCCCAATCTAGACCAGCTTGCTCACCAAGAGAGCCAATAGTTGCCCAAACTGGATGAGATCCATCCCAATCAGGCTTGCCATTAACCAGAGGCACAACGTCCACAGCACAGCGATAGTTGTGATAAGACTCACCAGGTCCAGCATTTGTAACAATGTTGCCTGGAGCTGTTCGTCCTTGAGCATAAAGTGCAGCTTGGCTCTCATTGTCTCTGTAAGTGGACGTAACGAGGAGCTCAATTCCAGCATCCTTGCATAAGGAGATGAACTGCTCGACTTTGGTTTTGACTTCTGGGAGGAGTTCATTTAAATCTCTAGAGTTGATCATTTTGTCACCGTAGGTTGTGATTGATGGAGGAGCTGATCTTTAGCCTGGCTACCAGCAGATGATCCAAAATAGAACGCAATAACACCCGTCCAGGCTGTGGACAGGCTACCCAGCATAATCATTAACTCATCTGATTTGGTGACCTTGTCCGTCATCAAAGCGTACAAGATGCCAAAAAATCCAACTGTGATGCCAATGGCTAAGAAAGGTGGAATATAGCTGTGAGTGTTGGACTGCATATTCCTAGCAGAATTTCGGTCTTCTACCGCTAACTTCTCAAAGTCTAGTCCGAGCTCCTGTGCTTTGGCTTTCAAAGCAATCTCAGCTTGCTGCACAGATGCGATCTGATCAGCTGTCAGTTTGCCATCATCTAGCATCTTTTTGGCATCGTCTTGGGAGATGCCCATGACTTTGGAAACTGCCTCATAAGCAATACCGCCTAGTGGACCTCCTAGAGCGGTTGCGATGGTGGGGGCTATTTGAGCTAACCAGTTCATGTCTAATCCTTACAGTATTTGGGTAGATACCCTGTCTCTCTGAAAATGTTGTAGCACTCTACTTCTTTGCTATTTTGCTCGAACTTTCTGTGAAACTCAATATACCAGCGGTCCTCTCTTTTGCGTTCCTCAGTCCACAAATGGATCTGGTACATCAAGCCACCGATGGTGAAAGCCACCACAAATACTGCGATACATATTGCAACCCCAATCTTGATCCGATCGTGTCGCATACGTCTTTCGTATGATTCGAGTACTTCCTTTTTTTTTGCGCCTTGTCTATAGCTGCCTGTTCCTTCACTAGCCTAGACTTTTCTGCCTCAAACTCTGTCCAGACCGCTCCGAGCTCTGGTGGTGACTCATACACCAACATCTGTCTTAAATCGTACTCAGCCTGTTCTAGCTGCTTTCTACGCAGCACATTCTCTAGAGCTATGGCTTGCAAGGATTTTCCCTTTGGAGGGTTCTTTTTCAGCTCCTCGTCTACCTTCTTGGCTTGCTCCTGGTGGTCAAAAAAAGAGCCAAGTGCACCACTCAGCTCGTTCACAATCTTGACCACTTCCCCGCCAGTTTGCTTGATTTCTTTGTAGGCAGCCACTCCGCTTTTTACAGCGGAGAAAGCCATCATTGCAAGCGTAAACGGGTCTATTTACAGCCCCTCACCAGGAGTGATGTAAACCGTTGTTGTACCAACTGAAATGATACGAGCATAGACGTTTGACGTGCTACTTACTTGCACACCAGTAATCACCTTTTGGTCAAAAGGTAAAACTGGCACTAATTGCTGACTAACGGTGTTGGTAGGGATTGCTGTGTTAAATACACTACTTGTAGTGATTTGCACAAACGCTACGTTAATGTTGTCCTGGTTTGTCAGCAAATATTGCTGACAGGGTGTGCTTGCGGTAATGGTGGTCACAGATGACTGTGTGTTGGCTGCAGTAGCCACACAAGCAACTGTGTTGCCCATTGCCTGAAACGCAATATTATTAGCCATCAGTACACCTTGCCCCCACCACCAGATGTAGGTGACTTCTTAGTGTTGTAGCTAGGAGTGCCAGAAAAGTCGATTACAGCTCTAAAGCCACCCATAGGGAGCTCACCTGGCTGCCATCTTGTTTGACCGCCTGTAGCATCTCTGGGCAGCTGTGGGCGCACAGCCATGCCAATTTGCTGGTTATAAGCCTGTGGACGTTGCACAGGAGCATCTTGCATCTTCCTGTTTTCACGACCAGCACTAGGAATGTTCTGGTTGGATCTGTTGCTGCTTGGCATTATTGCGCTCCTTTTGTGTAACTACTAAATAACTGAACACTACGAATATACCAAGGGTGGATACCCTTGTCCAATCCCCCGCCCACATCGTGTAACAAGCCAGACCGCAGCTCATCGTGAGAGCTAAGATTGTGATCAATCGGTCTGAGATGACCTCTAACGCTAGGCGAATCAATGCTATTGAATCCATTTTGTATACCCCTCTGTTGAAAAGTAATCATCATATCACTTCTCGTCATCATCATCTAATCCCATAAGACCAGCTCCCCATTCATCATCGGAGAGTTTTAGCTTGATAGCCTCTAGTTTTAGAGCTCTGTCTAGCACTTTTGTCTTATCGGTAATTGAGGCAGTTGAGTCCAACATCACCTCTCTCAGCATGGTGGAGATAGCCTCCTCCAGCTCTGGGTTGATACCCTTGTCTTTTTTCTTGCTCATCTGCACCCCCATCTACGTCTAGCAGCCTTACCTCGTTCACCTTTCCAGCTCTTAGACCTGGCACAAAATGACTTGTGCCTCGGACCAGACTTCTGGGGCTTTTTCAAATTACTTCCAGTAGCACGGTTGTACTTTTTTCGACCCTTCTCGGTCAGACCGCCACCCTTGGAAACTGATAGCTTTTCACCCCTTCCAACAGAAAGATTAGGCTTTTTATCACTCATCTTTTAGCCTTCCGCTTGCCACCTTTCTTAGACTTCCTGGCTGTGGTCAGCGCAATAGCGATGATCTGCTTGCGAGGTCTGCCACCCTCTTTGGTGAGCTTACGTATGTTGGTGGAGATAACCTCCTTGCTAGAACCTTTTTTGAGTGGCATAAGTCCTCCTATTTGTATTGCTCTTGCGGTGTGCTTATCGCTGCTGGAGCTACGATTGGCTTTGTAAATAGCAATGGAGCTCGTTTGACCCTTTGCTCCGCTAATTTTGCTGCCTGTAGCTTTTCTGCCAAACTTTCTGCTGTTTTGCCAGGAGTCATCAGACTTTTCTCTAATGCCGATGCCGTGGCTGGTTTCATGCCAGTTGCAGCACCGTAAACACTAGGAGCTAACTTTAGAGCTGCTAAATTAAATCTACCGCTCATAATGTCATTTAACAAGCCTAGATCAGCAGATCCACCGTGCTCTGCCACATCTACACCCATACCAGCGGTTTTAGATCCAGACTTAGGCAAATAGTATGCTCTGGCTGCAGACATCTGAGACTCAGCCTTCATCATCTGCTCAAAGTTATTAAAAGCCTCCTCAGAGGGAAATATTGCTCTTAACTTTTGCCTGTTGCGCTCAGATCCAATAAGAGACTGAGCCATGTTAGCCATGTCTTGCTTGCCACCAATAAGATCTCTGATAGCTTCGGCTGCACCCAGTCTGAAATATTCTTTCTCACTTTGGGTCATCTTGCTGAAATCATCAGCAACTTGAGATGGGTTGAGCTTTAAAAAATTCTTTCCCTCGTCCAGCAATCTTTTGGACTCAGAGACCCCTCCCCAGGCAGATCTTGCTTGTTTGTACAACGGATTGGCTTTGTCTAGATAAGCAAGGTAATCATTTTTTAAGTTGATCAATGATCGACCAACTGTGTCATAAACACCATTTTGCTGGTGTTTATCAATAAGATCGTCTAAACCTCTTTTAACCAGATCCAGAGCTTTGAAGTCTAAAGGCTTTGCCTGTTTTGCCAGTTCCTCAATGTTCCCTGGTATATCTGGAATTGCCTCACCCTCAATTTTGTATATGCTCTTGCCAGTTGACAAAGCCTCGGTGGGAATACGTTTTAAAAGAGTAGCCAACTCTGGAGTGTTATTTATTGCTACTGCATTAGCCTTCTTGTATAAAGGATCAGATGCCTCTTTTCTAATGGTATTTAAGTCTTTCTGCAGCGTATAGACATCTTTACCCTTACCCTTCAGCATCAAATTCTCAACATCTTCATTGATGCGGTTGTACTGGTCTATCTGTCTTGCATTCAAGAACTCTGTAGCAGTTTGCCTAGTTCTACCAGGGACGTTAGTTCCTACCCGCATAAGAGCTTGCAAGTTCTCACCGCCAACGTCAGCGAGGGTAACCTGACCTGGCTTACCAGCAGCCTGTAATCTACGGTCTAATTCTTGCAAAGATATACCGTCTGCATTTAACGCATTCAAAATGCGCCTCATAGCATCTTTTTCTGAGTCACCAAATAGATTGCGCACGACAGGACGTGCAGCACTAAACGCTGTGCCAAGGGCAGCACCAAACTTACCTCCCATTACTGCGCCCCCGATAGCATCAGTAATAGCATCATCCTCAGATGATCCATAACCAAATTTGGCTCCAGCCTCCGCACCAGAGATACCCGCTTTAAGAAACTCTGGCATTCTTTCCATCAAGCCAGGAGCATATTTCTCTAAGGCAGACAGAGCAATATCACTTGTTAATCTTGCCCCCTTTGCTATTGGTTGAGCAAATGGAGCTGTAGATCTGGATGATATAGCCTCGACTGCAGCTGGAGCAAAAGCACCAGCAATTTGCAACCCAGCAGCTTTGTAAGGATGCTCTTTCTCGTATTGTTTTAACTGCTCACGTTCTGCTTTGATAGCTTGTTCAGCAGTTGGTGCGCCAGGCAGCATGGATCTAGCTCTACCCATAGCCTCTTCACCAAGACCAAAAGTTGCGCCTTGTATGAATTCTTTGTACTGAGGTCCACCAGGAATAGGATCTACTGCAGCAAACTGTGCAAACGGATTTTCAGATTTCTCAGTAGTCTTTGCCTCAGTCGGTGCTGTACTTTTTCCTTGGACAATATCGTCAAATGGGTTAGTAGCCATGTTAGAACTCCTGTCCTGTCTGCTGCTTAAACGCATTCCTTAATGCTGCTTTTCTTCTTTCTTTTTCTTCAGCGGGTACATTTAACTTATCAATACTTTTTAATGCCTCGTCAGCATGACCTCTTAACTCAATAACCTTTTCTGGTGTTACTGATGGAGTAGTGCCTGTCCCACCAAATGCCTCAGCAGAAGTACCGTGTATGTCCAAATATCTTTGAACATTAGCAGGGAATCTTTGTTGAAAATCTTGTCTTCCTGTAGATTGCTCGTACTGCAGCTGAGTGGTTTCAATTCTGCGCTTGATCAACTCTCTAAGAATGCCAATAGCCTCTTTCAGCTGTTGAGGAGAGTTGGCAGCACTTAATAGATCTCTAGCTGCTTCACGATCAGCAACTCCACCAGGACCGCCTTCAATAGCTCTAACAATCTCAGCAGACACCGCCTCTTTAGCTGTGTTGAAGTTGGTAACTTGTGGGTGACCGAGCTGTGTCTTAATATAGTTAATTGTTGCGTTTGTAGCAACACTATTCTTGTTGTTCAATGCTTCAGCCAGTTTGTCGATGGCTTCTAAGTGACTAGCCACAGTAACATAAGAACCAATCTGTTTTCCACCAGCAAACTGTGGATCATTCCAATGGTTCAAAGATTTTGTCCTGTTTCCATAATCACCCTCGTTGTATTGAGGATTGATCTGTCGAACTCTAGCCAATATCTTGTATCTGTCTTTGTCTCGTAAACCAGGAGGAGCCTCTGCATAGTTGGCAATAGCTTGTGCAGCATCTTCCAACTCTGTTGCGTGATTAGGACTAGGCGCACTAGCAGCTGCCTTGTTTATCAACATAGCGTGTCTAAACTTTCTTTCCTCTTCTTGTATACGTAATCTTTCCTCTTTCTCTTGCCTTTGATCTCTTAGCTTAACTGCTTGCTGGATCTTCTCGTAGGCATAAGCCAGACCGTACTTTTCCTGTGCATCTTTAATGAACTGGGCATTGTGTCTAGCAACGGTATCACGAGCTGCAGCCAGACCAGCAGAGCGGTCTTTGGCATAGAGGGACATAGCATCCTGGTACTCTCTTGACAGATTGTCGATGGTTCTGTCCAGAGCCTTCATGTTCTGCTCGTAGGTCTCTTTTTGCTTTTTCACCTGGTCTTCTCTACCCTTTTGATGACCTTCCAGAATGCCGTTCATGGCTGACATCGAGGCTTGTGCGTTGCCTTTTGACTTGCCACCAATGAGGAAACCTAGCAAATTAGTCAGCGTAAACACCGCACCAAGATCAGCCACATTCTCTTTTGTAGGCACAAAAGTGGTGTCTGCACGTTCCTTGATCTTTTTCTGCATCTCAAGTCTGAAAGGATCTTCTCTAGTCTTTCTAGCCTCCTCTGCAGCAAGAGCGGACTCTGCCTTGGCTAATTCAGACTCACCAAATGCTTTTTCTTTTTCCTGTGCCAACTTCAACTCACCAGATTGCTCTGCAGCTTGCACGAGTTGCGCATCTAAATCTTCTTTTGGCTGCGGTCCTAGATTGACTTTCTTGGGCGCAACTGGAGCTGGAGCAATAACATCTGTGCTCGTGCCTAGACCAAACATAGGGTCAAACAATGTTTTGGGTAAAGGCTGTGTAGGTTTATAAGGTATTGTTGCGGTTTGTTCTGGCATGATGCCTCCTTATGCTACGGGTGTGCCTGTTTGTGTCGTAGTTTGCGTACCAGTACCGCCACCAAATGTAGGAGCCACACCAAACAACGTCCTGGCAATGTTTGTAGTGTAGTTGGCAGTAAGCGTGTTGACGTATTGATCTGCCTGTAAACCAGAGCTGATAGCTCCAATAGCGATCTTGTCTCCAACTTGCTGGATAGACTGACCAAGGTTAAATTGATTCTGCAACAAGTTTTGCTGCAAACTTGCAATTTGGTTAACGTCTTGCGCTGCACCGACACCACCTCTAGCAGAGGCAGTCTGAGCCAGACGAGCTTGTGCTGCTTGCAATACTTGCTGGTTAGCGGGAGACAACTCACCTCTAAGAGCCTGTGCTTGCAAAATATTGCCCTGTTGCTGATAAGGAGCTGCCAAGGCTTGTTGTTGTGCCTTTGCCTCCTGACCTTGTGCTTGAGCTCTCTTGATCTGTTGTGCAGCAAGAGCTGTCTGTATACCACCTATACCCAGAGCTCCCAGGGTCTGGGGCGCAGTAAGTGCATCAATAGCTCTTTGAGTGAAAGGCTTTTGCGGTGGTTTTCCAGCATCTGCCAATGCTTGTTTTTCTGCTTTTTCTTGTGCAGCCTCAAAGTCTGTAGGTGTTTGCCCTACTGAGATCTGGGAAATATCTTGCGGTGTGAGGCTAGTTCCTGTTGGCAGCATTGCTGTTACAGGGTTGCCTTGATAGTAGCCACCAGTAATTTGTGTGCCTTGAGGTATGTTTGAAGCCTGATAACCAGCAGTTTGAGGCGCAACATCTGAGGCATCTGCAGCAGAATAGAGCTGAGATGTAGATACACCAGGCAAAGCAGATTGACCAGTTGGTGGTCCAGCTGTTGTGATCTGTTGTTCACCAATGTTTTGCGTAATAGGCGCAGCTTGGCTAGGAGTTGGTGGCAAATTGCCTTGATCAGAGGCTTGTGCAGAGGCAACCTGATCAGCAGAAAAGCCTGTCTCCTCATAAGAGGGAATACCCTCTGGAGTGATACGTCCAGATCCCCCACGACTCTTTAATAGTGCAGCTTCCTCTTCGCTAATAAAGGCAAGTTTGTGCCCAGGAGGAGCTTTGGCTTGCAATAGCTTGGCAATCTGGCGAATATCTCCACCCATGCTTGTCATCTTTTTAATTGCGCTCATGATGGCAATCTGGCGAATATCTCCACCCATGCTTGTCATCTTTTTAATTGCGCTCATGTTATGCCTAGTCCTTCCCGTAGTGATTCTAAATTCCACACATTCTTTTTA